ATATTTTTGAAAAATGACGAGATTGGAGACTTTCTGTAATATAACTGAATAGTTGTGTAAAGATTAACAAGAAAAAGTCCAATAATAATAGGATAATTATTTGTATTATGACCAAAGGAGAATTTTCCAAAAATATTTGAGAATGTTTTTTTCATGTAATGAAACATTTCTTTTTTTTCTACTCTTTGAGAATTGTTTAAGTTTGTTTGTGTATATATTACACTCTAAAATGTGAGATTAAGTAAATACAGAATTATGTAAATAAGTATTTAAATAAGTTTTGTTTATATAATTCACAAAATGAATGAGACAGTTCCACAATATGACCAACAAACATTGGATAAAATTGCTCTAATTAAGAGGCAAACAAACTATGGAGAAAATGATGATCATATTATTGCAGAGCAACTAGAGAAACATGGAGGCGATGCTATCAAGGTTATCAAGGAACATCTTGGTATTTCATTACAGAAAAAAGCTGAACCTATTGTTTCTCTCAATCAAGCAATCTATAAACAAATAAGAGAGAAGATGGATATTACTGGAAATCCACATACTTAAATTTATAAATATCATATTGGAAAGATATCTTTGTAATTATAATAACTTTTATAAAACTTTAAAGTACATTGTTATGTATTTTCAACAAAATCAAGTAGGTCCAAATTGTGCAGGTCTATAAATAAAAATAATACAATTAACAACAATTAAAATATTACGCAACAAAATAAAATGACAGATAAAAATACCATTAGTGTTTTTATATGTTTAACAAAGTTTATAATTTGTATACACAGATCATGTATTAAAGGTTAGCATCTTCAACTAATCTCTCCAATTCATTGATATCAATATGTGGTAAAATAGGATGAGCTTCAAAGAAATATTTACAGAAAGCCCAGATAAAATCTACCTCACCATCTTCTCCAATATACCATTCTGGATGTGCACCCTTCACAATATTTTTAACATTTTCTGGAATTAGATCCAAGTGTTCTGTTGGAAGAACATAACACAATTGGGTAATTTCATGAATTGGTCTGCGACGGTTTTCTCTCTCTTCTTCACTCACTCCTTCATTTCCAAAATAACTAAAGGCATCATCTTCTGGAATATGTTTAATGAGATCTTCTAGGAGTGGAGGATAACAATACTTATAAGTCCAACGCCAATCAGGACATTCTCTGGTATAATACTTGAGAGTCCATTCAAGTCCCTCCAAATAATTCTTACAGACAGCCTTAATAAAATCTTTATTAGGTGGTCTCTTTAGCCCAAATAGAGAAACATAATAGCGGTCTTGCCATCCACTGCGATTTGGTTGGATACTATTTTCAAGTTCTCTCTCATATGTGGGCAAGTCATTAATCTTCTTTTGTAATTCTTCGCGTGTATTAGAAGGATAATAGTTTCTTTGTTTTCTGTCTCTCAAACTTAATTCATCTAATATGTATTTCTTTTCTTTCTTTGCAAGTTCTTTTAAGAATGTTTTCAAGGTAGACCATTGAATAAAAGGACCATTTTCTTCCATACGCACAAATTGTAGTTCTGGGTTCATAGTTTCTTTGTATGTATCAAGTAATTTCATTACACCACCAGTTCTAATATTAATTGCTGGAAAGTGTGGTAAAAAGTCATTTCCAAGAAGAAAACAAACCAAAATGTAATCCTTATAAGTCAATCCAACATTTGAATGAATAACATGAGATAAAGCACTAATATCAAGAATATATGTTTCATTTGGAATAAGAGTATCATCAATTGATTGAATAAAGTGTGGGGTTTCTCTAAAAAGATAGATATTTGGTGTTATATTTAAATGATTGAGAGAAAGCATAATAAGATCGGCATCCAATCCATAAATGATATTGGTTTCTGTATTCAATTCTGCCTGATTATCGCGAATATACTGAAATATCTTGTGTTCTCCTTCTCCACAGACATTAGACCCTGTATAAATAACAGCAGGATTGTCATTGAAGTATCTGAAAATTTCTTCATTTAGATATTTCATAAATTCGGTTCCAGGAGTGATTTCAATGGTATTAAACTCAGTATCAGTATCTGGTGGGTTTTCTTTACTAGGTTCAGGCAACTCATATCTTCTCTTATATCTTCTACCACGTTGCTGTTCCAGTTTAGAAACAGGGGCAACTCCATCAAACGCAATAAATATTTTCTTTTGTGGAGAGAAAGTAGAAATGAGTTCATTGATTTGTTCAATGACATTTTCAACAATTGTTTCATGAGTTGTTAAAGACTTCTTTACAGAATTATAAATCAGTGGATTTGCATCAATAAAGAAGTTGTCTACTTGAATTGTTTGTGGTGTGTATCTCTTTAACAGAGTGCGATGATTTTTAATAATATAGCTGAAATAAAACGGTATTCCCATAGTTTGTTTTATTTGGCATAAGGTTCATCCTTTAATCTCTTTTTATTATATATTAATATGAATTCCACAAGGCCTGTAATAAAACCCCAAGTAAAAAGTGTCGGAGATAATAATAATGGTATATCTGACCCATTTACTTTATTTAAAGTACTCTTATTTTTCTCTCCAATAATCTTGTTGGTATTTATGTTTGGTTCAGCAGTAATGTCTGGAACTCCATTTGTTTTTCTCTTGTACATGTTGTTTGTATTTGGGTCTCTTGTTATTAGACACTTGTTTTTAATGATGGTAAATATGCCTTCCACAATAGGAAAATGTAAATCTAATGTCTACTTTCCATTTGTATTCAGTGGTTATAAAGAGTTTATGAGTACTTTTATTTTTGCTTTCACTATTGCTTATGTATTTGGTCCTTCTTTTGGATGGAAATCGGCATCAGAGAATTCCATAATGATGTTTGTATTATTAATTATGTATGCGATATATGATTTGATATTGCGATTTATCTTGCTTCCATGTATTAAGATAGATTCCACAGTTATACTAAGCATCACCGGTAATATTATTTTTGGAATAGGTATGGGATTATTGTCACAGTTTTCACTTCAACAACTTAATTTATCTGGTTATCTATATTATGGACAGAATGTGAATAGACCAACAAAGAAAGTATTTAAATGTGGAAAAATACAAACAAATACGGCTTCACCAGAAATGACACAATCCCAAGTGGTTGCTTCCATGGCGGCTTCTACTATTGTTGGTACATCTTCACCAGTTCATTCTTCCAAAGAAAGTATGCAACCAAAAGGAACAAATAAATCAGAACCAAAAGAAATACCTAAATCAGAACCAAAAGGAAAATCTAAAACTGAAGGAGAAATTAAAAAACCGGAATCTTCTGCCAATAAGCCTGCTGCCAATAAGCCTGCTACAAAATCTCCAGAAGAAAAGAATAACCCAAAATCTAAGAAAAAGTAAATGTATTAAATACTTATATTTTCTGTGACATTTTTTTAATGGGTCTCTTCACTTTTTTCTGTAGAAGAGCTAATTATACTACTGTTATCACTATCACTTACAAATGCGTCCTCATATATAGCATTAGGTTGGTCAATTACAGTCATCGTGATTATATTAGTATCTTGTAGTTCTATTTTTTCGGTACTTTTGTTTTCCTCTATATTCTTTACAGTATTAACTGGAATTACAGGAATTGGTTTATTAAAGTATCCATTTCTAATTACCTCTACTATAAACTGATTCATTTGTCTAATCAATAATTTTCTATGTAAATTTTCATTCATAAGACGTTGTGTTGGAATTGTAAAAGCATATGCGAACGCATTAAAAGAATTTATTATAGGAACCTTTTCATAATATGACAAATTTGAGTGAATAAATAGAGGAAGTCGTTTACGAGCATTAACTATATTATGGAAAGCATATAACATATTTGCCATGTCTTTCTTTGTTTTGAGAGAAGAAGCCGGTATTTTACTAATGTATTTAGTAGCATGTTCGGCACACTCGGGACAAGGTAACATTTTGCAAATTCTGGTGATATAAGAAAAAAACTGCATTCCTACTTTAAAATAACCGTAATCAGATATATTTACAGTAAATGTGTGGAAAAAAATCCATATAGGTGGGCCCCAGATTTTCGGAGACATATAATATAAAAATACACAAATATAATAAAGATTTATCGTATTATTTTATTATTTGAAAAATATGGAAACTCTAGAAAATCTTGAAATAGAAACATCAAATACTGTAATTTTAGAAACTGATAACATGAACATAAATAATTACAATAACCAAAAACATTATGACACTGAAGGAAATATTGACTTTTATAAGCTTCTGGAAGACGATACACCATTAGACTATGAGGATACTAATAAATGCCTTATTACATACGCACCACTTAACGCAACATCGGTTACTCTTCAATGTAATCACTCTTTCAACTATCTACCACTCTATAAGTATGTTGTTAATAGTAAACTCAAATTCAACAATATGGAATACCAAGCTCTAAAACAAAATCAAATCAAATGTCCTTTCTGTAGAAGTGTACAAAATGAACTTCTTCCACATCCACCACCCAAAGTTCGTGCAAAACTTATACACGGTATAAATATCATTGAATACTCTCCAATAAAAAATGGAGTATGTAATTACGAAGGATGTAAATCAACCCATGTTAATACTGCATTTTTTGATAATCAAACGTATTGTTTTTCTCACAGAGGTATTGCAAAAAAAATATGGGAAAAAGCTGAGAGACAAAAGAAGAAAGATGCTAAAGAAACTATAGCTAGCAATCCAGTAGAGGTTGTATTATGTAAATATATTTTTACACGTGGAGAGAAAAAAGGAACAGAGTGTGGTTGTCATATAAGAAAGAACCCAGAAGTGGGATTTTGTGGAAAGCATTTGAAATACTCCATCTCTCCAAAATAAACGTCAATAAAAATAAGTATAAAAGGAAATTATTTTTTATTGTATTATAGAAATGCCATACTTGAACAAAATTATCACTGAGATTGAAAATCGCCAAAAGTTCTTGGAGTTACTTACTATCAATCCTGGTCTCATTTTAATTAAGCTCGGAGCTGAATGGTGCGGTCCGTGTAAAAAAGTGGACCCATACGTGGAAGAGTTTTTTAAACACGCTCCTGAGAATGTAATGTGTGCTATATTGGATGTGGATGAGAATTTTGATTTATATGCTCATTTTAAATCCAGACGTATAACAAATGGTATTCCAGTCATTCTCTGCTTTAAGAAGGGTAATACAACAGGACACCCAGATGATAGTATTACAGGAGCAGACCTTGGAGAATTAAACTTATTTTTTAAGAGATGTGCTGAGTATTCTAAGAATATTTAATTTCTCTCTATCAAAGAATTTTCAAAAAATAGACTATATTATGTAATATCTCGTGCGTTATAGTTATAATATTTTTTCTTTATAAGTAAATAATATTATGAGCTCAAAGCATCGCACCAACAATTTTACAAACTTAGATCTGAATATTAATAACTATAGTCTTCCAGATTTATACAAATTATTCCATATTAATCCTGGAGAAGAATTAACAGAAGAAGTTATTAAGAAAGCTAAAAGAATAGTATTGTTCACTCATCCAGACAAGTCTGGTCTTCCTGCGGATTATTTTCGTTTTTTTTCAAAAGCATTTAATTTATTATCTGAGATATATCAAACCCACAAACATCTGAAGAGAAATGAAACATTATCTAAACAGAAACAAGTATATACCGATGATATTTCTACATATAATAATGAAATACATGAAACTATTAAGGAATATAAGGATAGTTCAATTAGCAAGTTTTCCAAAGACTTTAACGCTAGATTTGAAGAAGTAAATAGAGAGATTTTACCAGAAAATGATGGGAGAGGATATTCTGATTGGATGAAGACCCAGGATGACCCATTTGAAAATCTGGAAAATCACAAGTCCATGTATGAACAAAGAAAGAATGAATTGAGAGAAAAGTATGCTTTGATTAATACAACACCTACTGCACTTGGGTCAATTGGAGGTTGTTCTCTCTGGGAAGATACTCAAGATTTTACTTCTGATACATTTAGTTCTAGTGGAGGAGGCCTTGGATTTACAGACCTTAAGAAATCATATACAGAAACTATTATTCCAGTGGGAGAAGAAGAGTTTCAAAACAAACAAAAATATAGGTCAGTGGATGAATATATCCAAGAGAGACAAGGATTGTTTTCTAAGGGTGACCCTTTCAAGAATATAGACCATTCTAACATATTAAGACAACAAGAGAGAGAAGAAGCCAAAATGTCAGAATATAGAACATATGAATTAGCAAAACAATTGGAAGAATCCAAAGCAAAAAATCAGGCTTTCTCAAGAATGTTTTATAAAATCTCAAACTAATATATATTATGTTGCAGGTTATCTTAATAGTTATAATCATTGTCACTATAGCATTTTTATATAAGAGGTATGAAAATAAATACTTATATGGGGATGTAGATGAGAACATGGATATTCGCAAATACTTGTCTGGTAAGCTTTCAAGAGATGAACTTGGGAGAGTTAAAAAACCAATCATGTGGATTTACACACCATATGAGTATAATTCTAGAAATTGGTTGTCTTTTGGTTCCAGATCATCCTATGAATTAAATCAGCCTTATTTATATTTGACAACAAAGAGTATAATCAAACAATGTAATCAAGACTTTCATATTGTAATTATAGATGACAATACCTTTGCAAAATTATTACCTGATTGGAAATATGGAAATCAACAACTTAACTATACAAAACGAATATTTGGACTAATGAATTTGCTTTATACGTATGGTGGAATTATCACTCCTATTTCTTTTGTATGTTTTAAAAGTTTAATTGAAATGTATTACAATGGAACTCGCACAACAAAGGTATTTATTTGTGAGAATGTAAACAAAAATACTTTAATTGATTCTTTATTTATTCCAGACCCTTGGTTTATGGGAGCCCTCAAAGAAACACCGATTATAAAAGATTTTATAGTAAAACTTAATAACATTATTAATACAGATTATACCGCAGAAACAGAAGTTACTGGAAAAATACAAGAATGGTTATATGAGAAATCCAAAAGTGGAAAAATAAATTTAGTTAAGGGATATGATACAAGTATAATGACAAAAGACGGGTCTCCTGTATTAATTGATGTACTTATGGGGTCTGATTATGTTAATATAGATTTAAATAAATCTTATGGAATATGGGTTCCTGCGAATGAAATCTTAAGAAGAACCAGTTTTGAATGGTTCGCACGGTTATCTGAAGAACAAGTTTTAAATTCAAATGTTATACTTGGAAAATATATATTGAAATCAATAGCACCTAAAAATAGTCCTGTTTCACAAGACACAGATACATCTAGTTTGGTTTCTTTCTGGAAAACTCCCCTTTACACAGGAATATATGGGTTACAACCTTTATATTTAGGACAAGAGGTTCCAAAAGCTCAAATATCAACACAAAACACAAACGATGATATAAATCAAATTAATGAAGAAAAAAAATACAAATATGTAGGAATTATAGCATAATAATATTATAACCCATATGAATATATAAAAACTTATACAAAATACACTAATAATATTTTAATAATAAAACATGCTAATACTATGAAGTATTGTTAGACGTTTCATTTATATCTAACAAATGAATATTATATACTATTTGATAAGTGGAATGGTGGTACTGAATATGTCGGTCATATTGAATATTATTAGTTTTGCAAATATGTCTAACAACTGTCAAAAAACTTTTATATGTGAGTTCTTTAGTGGCATACATTTGTTTGTTTTCTAAATAATAAGGCACACAATCACTCATAAATGTTTGTATCATTCCATTATGGGTCCCTCTTTGAAAGGAGTATATATTAAGTACATAACAATTATTATTAACTACACACAATTCTTTTAATAATGAAAATAAAATAGTAGAGGGAATATTCTGTTTAAAATAACTTGTTTTCATGTATGATTTATTGATATATACAATAATGATATTATATTGTTAGTTATTATAGCAAGTTCAATCTCATCTTCATGTATATTGTAAAAATAAGTGATATATTTACATATAATTTGTGTAATTTCATATAGATGAGTTTCATTTATATTTACAAAAAAAGGGTCCATTGAATTCATTCCTTCCATATTAAATAATTTCACATATTCAAACATATTCTCTAGAATATCAATAACAGAAAATCCAGAATCATATAATCCATATAATACATCAATAGCCTCTGTGTGATTTCCTTCAATTGCTCTCTCAAAGTATTTCTTATATAAGTCATATTGAATATTTGTACATAGTTGTAATACAACTTCATGTGTAATTATAGAAGGTCTTATTAACTTAATCTTATCAATATAATTGATTAATCTATTCATTTTATTTTTGGATACACTAATTAATAAAGGAAGAGCATTTTCATCAATGGTCATTCCTTCTTCTTGTATAATTCTATTTGCAGTAGCCATTAAATGTTCTGGAGTGGGTGAATGTAGCAACATAATAATTAGGCGTGATTGTATACCATATAAAACTTTTTGTAAACTTTTACAGGAAGCAATAAAATGTACTTGGTCTGAATACTTGTCAATAATATTAATGAATATTGTTTGATTAGTTTCTGTTAACATATCCAAATCATCTAATACAATAATTTTTTTCTTACCTGGAATTCCACAATATGTTTGGCAGAAATACTTGACTTCATTTTTATAATAAGATATTCCTTGTTCTTTCAAATAGTGAATGTAGAGAACATTAGACTTATATGTGGCTTTATTTACAGTTTGTCCATAGTATTCTTTTATGATTACATTAATGAGTGTTGTCTTTCCAACACATTCTTCTCCCACAATTAGTGTTTGTATCTTATTTAAAGAAATTTGGTTAGATAGTAATCTTATCATAGAAGGGTTCCCATTAAAATCCTGAAAACTTTCAGGCACATGTTTATTTATTAATAATGGATAATTATGTTTTTGGTTCATTTAAAATTAATTAAATCAATTGTTTTAATATCTAAAATAAATGGACTATTATGAAATTTTAGGAGTTGAAAAAAATGCGACACAAGAAGAAATTAAAAAGGCATACCGCCAATTGTCTCTCAAATTTCATCCAGATAGAAACAACGACCCTTCTGCTGTAGAGAAATATAAAGATATAAACAAGGCATATGAAACTTTAAGCGATATTTCTGAGAGAAGTAAATATGACAATGGAGGTCCTGAACATATGGAATTCAATCCATTTGGAATGGGTGGTATGCGAGGAGGAGGCCCAACACATTTTTTCAACCATGGAGGACCAGGTATTCGCATTTTTACTACACATGGAAGAGGTGGAATGCCAATGGGAGATATGCCTCAAGAGGGAATTCCTCCAGAGCTTAGTCATATATTTAATATGTTTGGTGGTGGAATTCATCCACAAATGTTTGCAGGTGGCCCACGGTTTGGTCATCCACCCCCCATCACTACTAATTTACAGGTATCAATGGATGTTGTATTAAATGGTGGAAATATTCCAATATCAGTAGAGAGATGGGTAATAGAGAATAGAATGAAAGTATACGAGAATATTACACATATTGTAAGTGTTCCAAAAGCGGTAGAAGATGGTGAGGTCATTACTTTACAGGGTGTAGGAAATATGTTAGACTATAATAACTCCGGTGATATAAATGTTACTATTCATGTGAATAATACAACTGCGTTTAAAAGAAATGGGTTAGACCTCATTTATAACTCAAAGATATCTCTAAAGGATTCTCTTTGTGGGTTTCAAATTGAAGTAGCCCACCTGAATGGTAAAACATATAATTTAACCAATAGTGCTGGAAAAGTAATTACACCAGGCTATGTAAAGACACTTCCACTTCTGGGGTTGACTCATCCCAGTGGTAAGTGTGGTAATCTATTGATTGTGTTTGATGTTGAGTTTCCTACTTTACTTACCCAAGAGCAAACAGATGCGTTAAAAAATATATTATAATAATATAAATGGCTGTAAATTGGTTCAAACTATATAAAATTGACTATATATACATAGTTCTCACTGGAATAGTAAACACATTTTTTGTGTTATATTTACTTGGATTTTTAAAAAATAAAAATGAGTTGGTTGAAAAAATTTCCATGTTATTAAAACTATTTATTGGAATTTTTTTAACACTCAAATATAATCCATTTTATAAGTTGATGGATTCCAAGTTTACTGAGTTTGATAAAAACCTTGTCTTTTCTGCAGGGGTGTATATCATATTGATTAATTCTATTGTAGCTTATAACAGTTATATAATAAATAAAAAAATGAGAGAAGAGAAGATAAAGAATGAAGCAAGTGGGTCTTCTGATTATCCATCAATAACTACTCTTTTTTAGAGTATAATGTTTATAAAAGTAATAATAATAGTATTTGAAATGATTAAATACTATTAAAAAATAAATTCTATAATGAAGCATACTTATTTAACTTGCTTTGTTTTGATTTGAGAAGATACTATATAGATAGAGTTTTCTGTATGAACAATGTACTCTGTTCCACATTTGAATGATTTGGCAATAGTTGAAGTATATTCATCTGCAGATTTAACAAGCATTTTTTCATTGTTTTCACGAAGACCAATAACTGCTAATTCACGAGAACCATCTGCTCGGGTAAATCCTCCAGGTAAAGAACCAAGATAATAATCCATCATAATTGGTTTATCTTCTTTGATAGCCATCTGACATGCGTTTCTTAAAGTAGCCTCACTAATAGAAATTGCAGGTTGTGTGGTAGAAGTGGCAGTAGAAGTATTATTTGGGGTAGTACTCATTATATACTCTTTAAATAATAGTTTCTTTAAATTTTAATTTAATTTAAATATTTATGTGTATGTACTCAAATAAATTAAATTAAAATCTCTCTAATTCTATTTTTTAATGGCATTGTCCATAACAAATATCTTTTTCTTTCTTAAAGCTTTTTGTTTAATAGGTTTTTCTATAGATGCGTTTAATGACATTTGTGCCAAGGGCTGACATATCTGTTTATACTCATCAATAAGAATTTGTTTAATGTAATTATAGATTGTGTAAATTCCTTCTTCATTACATTTTCCTACAATAAGAACACTACCAGTTCTAAATATCATAAAGGATACATTCTTTAGTCCAATTGCTTCATCATTATATTTACACCTAATTCCAGGATAATAACATGGGTCATACCAGCAATGTACTCTATATTTTGTTCTTAAAAGATCAAATAATATTTCTCTGTTAATGTAGAACTGGCAGTTGAAATTTGAATTAATCAAAACGGTTTCTGGTTTAGTGTCTTGAATACTAATAGGTTCTTCCACAATTTGTTGAATATAGTTAATAAGTTTTTTTAGAATATACTGGAGAGCTTCTTCGGTTTGTATTCCAGGTATCTCAATCTTTCCTGTATTGAATACCTTGACATGCATTTCCTTAAAGTCTGTTTCATCTCCCATGCGAATTCTCATAATAATAACAAGACAGTTGTAAAAAGCTCCCTTTTTTTTAAGTCGGCAAGATGTAATATCTTTCTTAGAAAGTCCCACAATAATTTTTCTGACATCTTTAAACTTGGTTCTTCCATCTGGATTATTGATGTGTGTAATAACTTGCTCGTTAACATAAGGGATTGTGGCAATCTTTTCTTTTATTTCATTAACTTCTTCCATGTTCTGAGAAGTAAGTTTTATTTCTTTCTTAATGATACATTCGGCGGGTGTTGTATATGGCATCACTTCTAAATTCCAAAAAACTCGTGTGATATCAATTGGTTTATCAAAATATGTGATGATAGATTTAGTGGAAATATATAGTGGAAGTGGCTCTGGTGCGGTTTCTCTAACAAGATCGGAATCTTTTCTATCCGAAAGTGTTTTAGGTGTTGCAGGTTCATTTAAGTCTTCATTTCCATCAAGGAATGAGTTCCATTCTTCTTCAAGGTCAAACATTGTTGCTTTATATTGTTTTGTTGTTGTGATTGTTCTTTAAGTATTATTTCAATTATTATTAATGGGGGGGGGGGTATATAAAGAATCCTTCTCTCTATCTACAGAATTCTTAGCAATTTAGTAACACAATACATCTGGAAGCAAGTGGTATTACAGTCTGAGGAATGAACCGCGTTTGAAATAAAACCGAGTAACTCTTTAGTGATCCTTTCTTTTTTATGGCGAATGAGATAATTAAAAAAATATTTCATGAGATACTTAGTGTCTAACTCAGTGGAATTCATTTTCTCAATAATTTGGGAGATGTGGGCTTTCTCTACAAATAATTGATATAACTCTTCAGCAGACTGGTGAGTAATGATTGGCAGAAATTGTTGAGTTGCTATTTTGTTTTGGTTGTTTTGTATACAATTAATCATGCTTCTCATATCAGATTTATAAAGCTGTTGTATATTTCTAATTTCGTTTTTAGAGAGAAGTATACCTTCTTTCTCTACAATGTCTTCAAGGAATCCTGTAATGAGTGTTTCTGGTAATTGGTTAAATCTCAATACAATAAACTCTGAAAGAAGACCCTCATCTATTTTGCTTATGTAATTACACATCAAACAGAACCGGACATTTGTGGGATGCTTCTGTAAAATATACTTTAGAGCTTGTTGAGCACATAGTGTCATATAGTCAACTTCATCTAATACCACAAATTTCATTCCAGTATCTACTATTGGGTTTGATTTAACAAATGTATTTATTTGATTACGTATGGTATCAATTCCTCTCTCATCTGAAGCATTTAAATGAATAGTAGACCCTATTGTTTTTTTTCCAAGTTTATGTTGATATGAAGCGATGAGATTCATGATGGTGGTTGTTTTACCAGTTCCAGGAGGTCCATATAGAATGATATTTGGAAAGTATCCAGTATCTAATATATTCTGTAATATTTGTCTGTTGTATTCGTCTAGAACAATGCGTTCAAAACAGTCTGGTCTGTATTTTTCCACAAGTGGACAAGTAATGGTTCTGTTCATTTGGACTATATCTTTAAAAAGTATTTAATATGTATCTGTTATATTATTGTATTTGACTTTTTGTTAATTTTTTATGGAAAAATATTTCAATCACAAAATATATTAATTTACAAAAGCATTTAAAACAACATTATTTTCATTATTTATAAATATATTCAATGAATTCTCAAATGAATACCTCATCTGCTACCGAATCAAATATAGTTCCTACAAAAAAAACAAGAAAAACAAGCTCTTCGTCAAAATCAAAAATAAATGTAACATCTTCCCCTGCTATAGAACCGGTAGCAATAAAACAAGAGAATCTTATTACTTCTATGGAAAATTTAGAAACATTACAATCTCCAGCTACCTTAACAGATACAGAACAAACTGAACCTATTACAGGAGAGGATTGTGTAAAAAAGAGAGGTAGAAAACCTAATGGTGGTAAAATCATCAAGAAACAAAAACAACAAGAAAAAAATGATGATATACGTCCAAATGTTATTTTACATCTTAAATGTTTTGTAAAGGATCTTGAATACAATAATTTAATGAATATATCAAATGTTGAACCCTATAGCAATGAAACTATCACAAACACATATAAATCAGTTATGGAAGTTGATGAAATTATTACTCCAGTAAAAACAATTACAACTAAGCTTAAGGAACTGGAACACAATTTACACACAAATAATGTGAATGATAAAAAGTCTTCATGCTTTTGTTGTACTTATCCATTTGATAATACTCCATACTATATTCCAAAGTGCTATGTAAATAATGGTTATGAGGTATATGGATGCTTCTGTATGCCAGAGTGTGCGACTTATTATTTATTTAATGAAAAGATTGATAGTACTGTAAAGTTTGAGAGATATGCCATGCTTAATCATATTTATGGAAAAGTTAATGGATATACTAAGAATATCAAACCAGCTCCAAATCCATTTTATACTCTTGACAAGTATTATGGAAATTTAACCATCCAAGAATATAGGTCTCTCTCCAAACAAGAAAAGTATTTTTGTATTGTAGATAAACCACTTACACGTGTTATGCCAGAGCTATATGAAGAAAATGATACACATATTATCCATAACAAGTTTATAAGTGCCAGTGCCAAGTTAAAGGCAAAACAATCAAAGAATTCATTTTTAAATGAAGCATTTAGTGTTTCCAATTGAAAATACCAATAATTTGTAATTATCAATTCATATTTAGTTAAGATGAATTGATACATTAGTAAGTAGAATATATTTTGTGTGTAATAGTATATGGCAAGCACCAGATTTAATAATGACGAAGCACGTCAAATTAAAAGATTACAAGAGGCCACCGACACTGGTAGGTATATGCTAAACACTCCTGGAATAGGAACAAACCCAGCTTTTATAGCAGACCCTCATATTAGAGCTCAAGGATGGGGTGGAAATTTAATGCGAAATCCTGTATGTATTGAAAGTTCTCTATTTGGTATAACAGGATCATTATCAAAATGCGATTCCGGAAATAAACCTGGAATTCCCACATTTGCTATATTTGAGCCTAGTTATCCCATAAATGAAAATGTATTTACAGATGAATCTAGAGCGATATGTCCGGCATGGACTGCAAGAAGTGTGGAAACAAATAATTGGAACCCATTCCAGTTTGATCCTACTCCAATCTATATGCCTTTTGTAAGCAACAATATGGATACACGTCTAATGAAGAAAGATACACATAACTCTTTAACACAACCTAACCCATATTATTAGACTAATATTTTGGGTTCAACTCAAGTTTTATTATCTGTATAAGATATAATGGAACTTGCAATACCTCTTATAGCTTTAGGTGGTCTTTATATTGCCACAAATAAAAATCAACAAGAAGTATCACCCAACCAAAATCAAAATAATTATTCATCCTCTAAAAATAATAAACAACTCTCTCCATCTAATGTTTCAAATTCTACAAACTCTATATTACCTCAATTAAATCTTATGACCTATTCACAACAAGAGGGGTTTGAAAGTGCTGGTAAACCTTCAAATTATCTTCCAAATGTTGATAGACTTCCACAGAACTATCCCATAACAAATGAGAGAGAAGTACGTAGTAGTAGTGCCTATGAGTTTCCCAATATGAATGCTTCCACTGATAAATACTTTAATCAAACCTATTATCAAAATCAAAATAATTCTGGTGTTAACACTGGAAGTAATATACAAGAGGTGTATTCATTATCTGGTGATTTTCTAAAAAAGAATGACTTTACACATAACAACATGGTTCCATTTGTAGGTGGAAAGATATCTGGAGCACTGTACGATGACAATTTCTCAGAGAATGTTCTAGATAATATGATAGGAAGTGGTTCTCAAATGATACGAAAACAAGAATTGGCACCTCTCTTTAAACCAGAAGAAAATGTTCAATATACTCATGGAACCCCAGTTCAAACCGAGTTCTTTCAGTCTAGAATGAATCCTGGAATGAGTGTTAATAATGTTAAACCATTTGAATCTGTTATGGTTGGTCCTGGGTTGGGTCAAGGATACACCTCAAATGGGAGTGGAGGATTTAATTCTGGAATGGAAGACCGAGAACAATGGTTGCCAAAGTCAGTGGATGATTTGCGTGTAGCTACAAACCCAAAGATTACATACACCTTGGATAATCACCAAGGACCTCTATTGGCCCCAGTTAAAAATATTGGACAATTAGGACATGTAGAGAAGAATAGACCAGATACTTTCTTTATGAATACTCCAGACAGATGGTTTACTACTACAGGTGCTGAAAAAGGTGGAACTCTAAGACCAGAACAAGAGATGGGAATAATTAGACGTAACAATATAGATGTGAATTACATGGGACCTGCTGGGGATACAGAACACGCTCATACATATGTTCCATCTAACGCAGAACCATCTAAACGTAATGTATTAAAAGATAAGCCTGTTTTAGGAGGACATAATTCCAAGAATGGAAACCCACAGACACATCAAAACAAACAGAACGCATACCTTGTTAGTAATAATAACAGAGTTAGTGTAAATCAACCTGACACTATTCGCAGTGGATTTAGTGCTGCCATTGGTGCTGTTATTTCTCCTGTAATGGACATGCTTCGTCCTTCTAGAAAAGAAGAGCTCAGCACTAATTTGAGAGTATATGGTTCTACATCTTATGCGGTTCCAGCGGGACATACATATGATTTAAATAGCAATCTAGCAACTACTACAAAAGAAACTACTTTACACGGCTCTCGTGGTTATGTAAATAATCAAAGTGGTATGGGAACCTATGTAAATCTGGAAACAGCTACTCCAATTAATAAACGTAATGTTACTGATGCACCAGCTTATGGAACTATTGGAGGACCTTCTACAGGGTATGGTGCTACCAGTTATATGTCCAATTACAATCAAACCTCTAATGGTATTCGTTCTGAAACTATTGGAAATAGAATGACAAATGGAAACATGAAACTCTTTAACGCTAATATGAATGTGAATATATCAAAACAAGATTACACCCAACAAGATTACAGAGTTAATGGTGTGGATAGTCTCATTAAGAGGGCCCCAATGAAAGAGAACTATGGAGAGATGTCCATGCCACAGAAGGCTAGCTTATCAGAGAAGGACCCATATTACAATGCTCAACGTATGGACCCTGCTCTCCTGAGTGCTTTTAATCAGAATCCTTACACACAAAGTTTGTCTAGTTATTAGAGTTTGAAAAATGATATTGGAGAGAAATTACACAATATAGTGTATAAAAGCATTTGAAATAATTATAATATAAATGCTTTTTGATATATAATTAGGGACTAACTGGAAATTTATCTACTTATTATACTCCAATTCCAAGGGTAAATCAAATTATCTAAAGCAATTTGTATATTAAAATTTGGGTTTATGCTCAAGATATTCCAATCCCAAGGAGCTGTTGGGTTTGCTTTAATAACATCAATAGTAACATATTTATTCATTGAAACCAAACTCCAGTTCCATGGAAGTTCTATATGGTTTAATATATCGGAAATAGATATTTCTGGTTTATTGCTGAGAAAATTCCAGTCCCATCCTTTATCAAGATTAGCAAAAATAATATCACTTGTAATATTTGGATTTTGGCTAACAAATCGGTAGTTCCAATTAATCTCAGGGTGTTCTTCAATAATACTATATGTTATGCTTGGGTTCATTCCAAGTGTTGAGTAGTCCCACGCTAATTCAGGATGTGCCAATACATAATCTATAGTGACGTTTGGATTTTGACTAACAAAGTAATAATCCCAAGGAACTGTGGGTGTTGCTGTAATAATTTCAATAGGCATGTCCGGACACTTGCTCAAAGCATTCCAATCTAACATTCCATGTTGACATCTTTCTGCAACGTGTGCTTTAAGAATAGCCATGGGACAATCTGGAGGTGGTATGGTATCACTCATTATATACTATATAATAATAAAAAATGAAAGTATTTACAACACAGTACTGTGTATAAATACAACACAAATCAAACTATGGAATTCATTCAATTAACTTCTGTAAATGCTTCCAAGTATGTAGGAAACAATGTAGTGTTTCATTTAAATTCTATTCCAGTAATGGCTAAACTTATTGGTGGAGAGAAAAACCAAGGATTTATTCTGGAAATGGATGGAGGAAGACACCTGCTTTCTTACAAGTCTATTGCGTATATTATTGAGAATAAAGAAGACCTTAGACAAGTTAAGACACATCTATATTTTACAATGAACTTTGTGTTATTAACACCAATTAATGTATTACAGTATGTAGGATATCCTGTTATAGTTAAAAACAAGGGTCTAAATAAAATTCGTGGAGTACATAAAACAAAAACTTATATATCTGTGAAAAATGGAACCAAAGAAATGTTGGTATACTTCAACAGTATTCCATGCTATGTTATTATTTAATTAACACGTCTATATATGTCTATAATTATAACACATATATATACTTTTTTCTATATTTAAAGTTTCTAAAAATCTTCACTGACTTCAAATGCTTGGTCTAATCCACTGTTATTAGCTAAGGCATAATCCGAGACCTTCTTATCAAAGAAGTTTGTTTTTCCCTCAAGTGAAATAAGTTCCATGAAATCAAATGGATTACTCTCTCCATAAATTTTATCATATCCCAATTGAAGGCTCAATCTATCTGCACAAAACTTAATATACTTGGTCATCATATCGTTATTCATTCCAATTAATCGGCAAGGAAGTGATTCAATAATAAAGAAACACTCTAATTCAACTGCCTCCATAATGATTTCCACAACTTTAGCTTGTTCACAAGGCTCTAATAATTTTGAATATAATAAAACAGCAAACTCAGTATGAAGTGCTTCATCTCTGGAAATCAGTTCATTAGAAAAAGTCAACCCTGGCATAAGTCCCCTCTTCTTTAACCAAAAGATAGAACAAAAAGCTCCAGAGAAAAATATGCCTTCAATACAAGCAAATGCAACCAATCGTGTAGCAAAGTTGCTTTGTTTATCATTGATCCATTTCTGTGCCCACACTGATTTGCGACGAATACATTCATAATATTTAATAGCTCCAAAAAGATTTTGTCTGTATTCTTCATCTTTAATGTAGGCATCAATGAGCATACTGTAAGTTTGGCTGTGGATGTTTTCCATAGCAATCTGGAAACCATAGAAAGCACGAGCCTCTGCATTTTGTACTTCACCTAAGAATCTTTCTGCTAGGTTTTCAACAATCAACCCATCACTTGCCGCAAAATATGCCAATACTTTGGAAATAAAAAAACGTTCATCTTCATTTAGAGCATTCCAGTCTTGTGTATCTTTAGATAAATCAATCTCTTCTGCCCTCCAAAAGCAATCTACTTGTTTCAAATACATACTCCAAATGTCTGGGTACTTGATGGGAAACATGACATAGCGGCTGTCATCAGCAGTTAAGAGTGGTTCATTGGTTTTGGACATAATATTGTATTATATATACTTACAAGATTTTTTTTTAATATCTTTTAATCATATAATGGAACATCTTAAAGAAAAGCATTTGACTAGACAACAGCAACAAGAGATGAAAGAATTAGCTAACAGGTTATCAGAAGTTGACAAGGATGCTAAAACAAATGTTTATATGAAAAAGATAAAAGCAAAGTATTCCCCACATTATCAGCACTTGACAGATATCAGAAAGAGAGAACAACAAGCATTAAGAGAATTAGAAAAATATTTAAAGGAGGATACAGGGCATTATCACAAAAAAGACTTGAAGCTCATACGTGGTGCTCTTGTAAAATTGGATAAACATTAAATTAACAAATTATTTATATATTAAAAAGTCTCTTTGCTTATTTATATTGATAGGAATATAAGATCTACATAACTGGGTGACTCTTTCAGTTTCATAACTTGGTGTTTTATTTGATTTTATTCTCATCTCTTTTATTTGTTTGTCATATAAGTTTAAAAGACAATTAAGTTCTCTTACAGTGGGGTTCTCCATATTATC